ATCAAAGGCTTCTCCTGCCCTAGAACCGATTACATTACGAATGCGTGTATGAAGATCAATAAGTGGTTCTGGACCGCTAGCAACGCCTCCAAAGCCCTTAATAGGGGCACCTAGAGGACGGATAAGATCATAGGTAAACTCTTGAATAGACTGGTTTGCACGAAGGAATGAATTAATAAGTAATCTAACAGACTCAACCCATCCTTCACGAGTATCTGGGATTTCATAAATATTTACTGGCTCTGTTGGTGCATAAATAGACATTTGCTTATCTTGTCCAAGGGTATCAAACCCTACACCAATACCTAACATTAATGCATCCATTACCCAAGCAAAAAGTGCACCTGGATCATTACGATCAATGTCTCTTGTTGAAACCATTGCACAATTTTGAAGGGATGCTGAGTTACGCTTCTCCATAGTCATAGGAGTTCCAAATGCCCATAGACCACGACCTGGTGGAGTCCACTTTAATTCAAACATTCTTTGAAATGCTTCCTGAGCAGACTTCTGAGCCTTGTTATCATTCCATGGTAGGCGATTATCCTTAGCATGGTTTTTTTGAACTGAGTACATACCCTCGATTACACGACGACATACTTCATGCCAGCGCTCTTTAGTCCCGTCTTCTTTAACACGAGAATATGTGCGAATAAATGTTACTTCTCCCAACGAGTTAGATCCTGCATCTGAGAATCCAAATGGTGCTGGAATGGTTTGATATTTATTTACAAATTCTTCTGATAGACGAAAAGAGAATACGCTTTCTGACATTTATTATGTACCTTTCAAAGTAAAATTAGATGAGTACTTCATAACTTTCGAAGTAGTACCTAAGTATAACACAGTTTAAAAAGAAAAACACGCTCATTAAGAGCGTGTAAATCTTTACTTTAAGGTTAGTGCTTTGTTGTTTAAATAGCGCCCATAAGCATAAGCGTTAATTCGTCAATAAGACTTCCTGGACCATTTGCTGCAGATAAGTTAATGTCACCTGATGCTGTTACTGTTCCAGTTAGTGTTGGTGCTGTTAATGTTAGTCCCGCAATTGTTGTTACTGTTGCACCAGAAGCAATTGAAGTTGAGCCTAATGTAGGAGCAGAGTATCCTGTTACAGTACCCCAAGAAAGTGTTCCTGAGCCATCATTTGTAAGGTACTTGCCTGAGTTAGATGTTTGTGATGGGAGAAGTGCTGTTGCTGCAGTCATTGCAGTTGTTGCACCTGTGCCACCATATGCAATTCCAACTGCTGTTCCGTTCCATACACCTGTAGCAATTGTGCCAACAGATGTAAGTGAAGATCCTGTAACTCCAGAACCAAGTGTTGTACTTGAAAGAACTGATGTTCCATTAATCTCATAAACCTTACCAGTTAGAAGATTCATATCTTCTGATGAAGTCCAAGCGTCTGTAGCATCTACCCAGTTGAATGTCTTGTCTGTTGCGCCCTTTAGTGTTATACCGCCACCATCTGCTGTTGCATCGGAAGGCGTAGCAACATCACCAAGAACAACATTCTTATCATCTACTGAAAGAGTAGTTGAATTAATTGTTGTAGTTGTTCCGTTTACAGTTAAATCTCCAGAAAGAGTAAGTGCTGCTGCATTTACTGTTCCTGTAAATGTTGGTGAAGCAAGTGGAGCCTTAGCGTCCATTTGAGTCTGAATTGCTGATGTAACTCCATCAAGGTATCCAATTTCTGTGTCAGTTACGTTTGTAACTCTTAATTGGACGACTGTGGAATCTACAGTAATTGTATTTGAAGCATCTGTATATGTAAGACCAGAACCTAGCGTTCCTCCTACTGCATCTTGTGCTGCTTCATTAAAATCTGAAATCGTTGAGGCTGTTTGTGAGCCTGTGTGGTTTGCACGAGCAAGTGGGTCTGTTGCTAACTTAGATAAAGCAATTGCTGCTGATGCATTAATGTCTTCATTCAAGATAGTTCCATCAAGAATCATTGTTGAAGTAACAGTTCCTGAAGGAAGTGTTACAGTACCAGTAAATGTAGGGGAAGCAAGTGGGGCAACTCCAGTTAGGGTATTTGAAGCAATACTAATTGTTTTATTTGTTAAAGTTTCTGTACCTGCAAGAGAGGCTACATCAGCATCGCTAACTGCAGTATTTAACTGAGCAAGAGTTGAAGTAACTGTGTTTGAGCCAAAAGAAATTGATTTGTTTGTAAGAGTATCTGTTGAGTCTCTTAAAACAACTGTTCCTGTTGCATCTTGAAATGTAACGGTTCTATCTGCTGTAGGATCTGTAATTGTTAAAGTGGTTTCATGAGCATCTGCTGTAGCACCTTCAAAAACAATTCCTGTTGTAGCATTAATTGTTGTGCTGTTAATGGTAGTAGTTGTACCACTTACAGTTAGGTCTCCTGAGACTGTAACATTTCCGCTACCGTCGGCTAAGACCACTGTTCCAGTTGCGTCTGGAAAAGTAATTGTACGGTCTGCTGTTGGATTTGTAACAGTTAGTGTTGTTTCATTTGTGTTATCTGTTGAACCTTCAATAATAATTGAGGCTCCTGCAACATATAGGTTCTTGCTTGCATCAAGAGATGGAATACCGCTTGCAGCATCTTTTTGTGTTAAAGGTACATAGTCATCAATACTTCCACCAATAGCAACTACATCTAGGAAATAGTTAAGGTCTACCCAGTGGTTTGTACCGTCACCAATTTTAAACTTGCCTGTATCGCTTTCAAATCCAATTTCACCAGCATTGAGGATTGGGCCATCGCCTGAATTAGTTGAAATCCACTGAGCAGCAGTACCTCTGCGCTGTTGCATTCTTGTTGCCATTTATAGTCTCCTCTTTTGGTGTCTTATAGTATTATATCAGATAATTAACTAAAATTGTCTAATGGGCTTCCGCCGTCGTAACTGTTAGTCCAGTATTCTGAATCATAGAATCCTGCAATTTCAGTTGATGTAAAAATTGAATCATAAAAACCTGCATCTTGGAATATTGAAACAATAAGTCCAGTTCCATCAATTGCAGTATCATGGATATGCTGTCTAAGACTAGCGGTATCTGAAAATGTTGCAATCATAATCCATTCAGCCTGATCAGTAGAATATACTGATACATGGCGTGATACTGTATCAAACCATAACTGTCCATTTACTGGATTTGCTGGGGCTGTTGATGCTGGTGCAGCAACCGCTCCTTTGCTATCTACATAAAGTTTTGTTGTTGCGTGTGTATTTTGAGTTGGGGTGCCAACTGTGACAGTTCCTCCAAAAGTACCGCCTTGAGTTACATCTAACCCATGCTTTACTTTAAAGTCTTTGTTATAAGTCGTTGATGGTGCTACCACAGTTGGCTCCCTTGTCTAATTATGCTTTGATGTAAGTCTTGCTTACCTTAACAGCGGTATCTGCTGCTGCAGCGGTGACCTGAAGAAGAACATCTCCTGCAGAATAAACTGCATTTGTTGTTCCTAGTTCGCCATTGCTTTGTACATCAGCATATTCTGTTACGTAAACATTGCTTGATCCATCTACTGCTACTAACATTTCAATTACTTCAATGTCAGTACCCTTCTTCATTTGAATTACATACTTAGCAGCAGTATATGTTGATGCTGAGAATGTATCAATTGTTGTTGCTGAAGTTCCAGCAGTTGCAGTTGCAGATCCTGTAAGGGTATCGGCAAATCCGACTGATGTTGCTGCTGCTACGCCAAGAGTTGGTGTAACAAAGGTTGGGCTAGTAGTAAATGCTACTGTTCCAGATCCTGCTTCATCAGTAAGTGCTGCTGCAAGGTTTGCAGAAGATGGTGTTGCAAGGAATGTGGCTACGCCAGTTCCAAGACCAGAAACATCATTTGCAATTCGTACTGTAAGTGTGTTTGATGCACCGTCAATTGTCTTGTTTGTAAGAGTCTGTGTTGCTGCTGTTTCTAGTGTACCGTTTAGGTAGAACGACTTACCAGAAGCAAGGTTAATGTGTTCAGAAAATGTCCATGCATCAGTTGCATCTACCCAGTTAATGGTCTTGTCTGTAGCACCCTTAAGAGTAATACCACCACCGTCAGCACCTGCATCTGTTGGAGATGCTACTGAGCCAAGTGTAAGGTTCTTGTCATCAACTGTGATTTCTGTTGAGTTAATTGTAGTTGTTGTACCGTTAACTGTTAGGTCCCCTGAAAGAACCAAAGATGTACCAGTTGCAGCACCAATGTTTGGTGTTACAAGTGTTGGGGTATTAGCAAAAACAAGTGCTCCAGTACCAGTCTCGTCTGAAATTACTCCAGCGAGTTCTGATGATGAAGTTGCAGCAAAAGCGCTTAACTTGTTATTTGTAAGAGCAACAGTACCTGTAGCATCTGGGAAAGTTACTGTACGATCAGCAGTTGGGTCTGTGACTGTAAGTGTTGTCTCAAACGCATCAGCAGTTGCACCTTCAAGAACGATTGAACCGTCTGAAAGTGTAAGTCCTGAAACTACTGGGCTTGTGAGTGTCTTATTTGTAAGGGTCTGTGTGTTTGTTGTTCCTACTACTGCACCAGTTGCACCATGTGCCTCTGTAAGGTTTGCATGTGTTGAAACATAACCTGAAGCAGTTGATTCTGCTGCAGATTGTGCTGAAGATGCTGCACCATATGCATCATATGTATTTGCAGTTACAGAAATTGCACCTGTTCCATCATTGTATGAAAGACCAGTTCCTACTGAGTTTCCAATAGCATCTTGTGCTCTTTCATCTGTAAAATACTTGTTTGTTGAGCCTTCTGAAAGTCCATCAGTGTTTGAAGGAATGTCTGAAGTAAATGCTACTGTTCCAGAAGCATCTTTAAATGTAATTGTGCGGTCTGCTGTTGGGTCAGTTACTGCAATTGTTGTTTCGTAATCATCTGCTGTAGCGCCTTCAAATGTAATTGAAGAAGCAAACACACCAACTGCTGCTGGGGCTGCCCACTCAACACCGTATGTAGCACCTGATGCTGCTGTAAGTACTTGACCATTTGTACCAACGCCTAAACGAGCAACTGCATCGTCTGCGCTACCTACAATCAAATCACCTTTAGCGTCAACGACACCTGCTGTGATAATATTCTTTCCATTAACGGTCGCAGTTGATCCCTCAACTACCAGTCCCGCTTTTACTCTAAAATCTTTTGTTACTGTTGCCATTTTATCTCCTTAGTTAAGCCTTTAACCCAATACGCAAATAGCGTAAGGTTATTGGTGTTTGCCCACCCACTGGAACTACAGTTAGTGAAACTGTACTTCCTGCTCTAGACACGGAGATGGTGCCAATATTCCCATCATTGTCTACCGTTCCATATTCACTAACATTTACATCTGTATTGTCAGGGACTATAGTTAATTCTGTGGCCCAATACTTATTTGCGCCGCCAGAAGTCTTTTTAATTGAGATCAAGTATTTTACTGATCTCCATTCTGTTGTTAAAAAGTTATCAAAAATTGTTGAGTTTTCAATGCCGTTAATTGTAACTTCATTGTTGCCATCTGAACCAAGGTCTGTTGATCTTGCAGAGGTACTGTCAATCAAATCTTCATAGTTTGTTTGACTTGGACGGTCTCCAGTCTGAAACAGAGACTTAATGCTTGCAATTGATAATTTGGCCATGTTTGAATTATATCATATATTTCAAAGTATATAGTTAGAGAAACCAATAACCTGTAGCGGAATTGCGGGGATATTGGCAATAGACGTTGGTATTTGTATGGCTGTAAGTCTTATTCTAAATGGTAGGACTGAGTTTATATTTACCCCCCGAATTGGTTGGGTAATTTCTACATTTGGAGAATAAACTCTTTCAATGTCTGTTGTAAAAACTGGGGTATTGTTATTTATAACAACTGTTGCCATTAGTTTGTAACATCCTCAAGGAGAATGATCTTCCCTTGAGCAACTGTCCAAACAAGTGTGTTCTGTGGAAGACGTAATTCAATATCAAAAATATCATTTGTTCTTAGTTGTGCGCTTTGTGCAGCAGACAGATTAACTTTAAATTCACCATCAGCATCATCTTGGTCTTGTTCTGGTGTAATTGTAAAAATTAGGCTTGCGGTATCTGTAATTATTTGAGGCTCAACTGTAGTAGTCGGTCTTTTAAACTCTACCTCAATATCCCAATCAGGAATATTTAAAGGCTCTTTTGCATCATCTGTTAGATAAACCTTAAAAGATGCTGTATCTCCTTTTACAATTGTCCAATTAACAAATGGTGGTTTTTCACCAATGTCATATGTTGATGCGCCTTGACCTCTATAAGTTGCCATTATGCTAGTCCTGCTTTCAGTGATCCCCAAGAGCCATTGCCCTTTGGTTGTCCAACTAGTAGTATGCCTGTTGTTGCATTTTTCTTTAACACTACCGCTACTGCTCCAGAACCTGTTGCTGGTATAGTTGCTGTTAATCCCCCGCTATTTGCAACATATAAAACATTGCCAACATTATACGCATTTGTATTGACTCCTGAAAATACGCCAGACAAAACAATAACTCCATCAGCACTATTTGAAATTGCTGCTTGTGCCAAACCTACAAATGGAAAAGTTGTCAAATCATCAGAATCACATTTTGCAATTGTTGGTTTTGATGTTCCGTATCCAGAAATATAAACGGGATCACCCTTAGCAATTGAAGATCCGCTACTATTTGTAACCTCAAGTGTATGAGAGGAAGGACCCACTGTACCAATTAATGTTTCAATTTTTTCAGATAGTGCTTGAATATCCTCGTGAACATTTACTGGGTCGCTTGAGAGCGGGTAGGGAATTGCATAAGTAGTTGTTGATCCTGTAGCCATAGTCTTTCTATTATACCACTTTGAATTATAACAAATAGGTAACAATAATAAAAAAATATCAAAAGTTTGCTTTTGGAGGCCAAATCATGTTATACTTATAGTATGCTACCGCAGGGTAGCAATTTTGCTCTAGGAGGTTTATATTATGAGAAGAGACAAAATGGCTTGGATTGGAATCCTATCATTGGTTGGAGTTCTGGCACCCGTCAGTAATTCTGCTAATGCGCTAACAACTACAACTAACAATAATTTATTGAGTAATAAAACTGTAACTGCCCCTGCCGACCCTAAGTCGGCTTTTTTGGTTTCTAAGCCAAAATCAGCAGTTGTACTAGCAAAGTATGCAAATGCTGCTAGTTTAAGCGATACTGACTTGGTTCAATTATTAAAGGCTGTAGGCTTTACAGGACCAGGTTTAAAAATAGCCTGGGCTACAGCAAAAAAAGAATCTAATGGACAGCCTATTAGGTTTAATGGAAATACAAAAACAGGAGATAGTTCTTATGGACTATTTCAAATCAACATGATTAGTGAATTGGGTCCAGAACGTCGTGATAAGTTTAATCTTAGAACAAATTCTGATCTGCTCAATCCCGTCATAAATGCACAAGTTGCATACCATATGAGTAATGGTGGTAAGAACTGGTCTGCTTGGAAAGGTGTTACAGCCAAAACCAAGATGTGGATAAAGAAGTTCCCACATAAAATTTAAAACAAAAAAATAACCCCTATCTTAATTGGTAGGGGTATTTTTTTTAACTATGTAAAAACTTTAATGCATTTTTGGGGTTATCTGTTATCCAGATAGGCATTACGTATCTAACCCCTGAATCTACTACTTCAACTCCATGCATCGTTTCTTGCAAATCAGATAAAAATAAAGCGGCATCTCCTTTTTTGGGGGAATGTCTAAAGTTAATATTTGGGAAAACTACATCTCCACCAGTAAAATCATTATTAAGGTATATAACAGCGCTTATTGTATAGTACTCTCTTCCGTCTTCAGTATCAATATGAACTGACATTGAAAACCCTTTTTCATACCTTGAAAGCATGTACTCTGCTATATACAAGTTATCATTATTGTATTTTTCTTTAATATTATTTAAACACTTAAGCAAAATTGGCTTTATGTCTTGTGATTCTGGATTTACTATCATTTGTCTAGTATTGTTAGAAATCCAAAATTTAGGATCATTTTGAGAATTCATATATTTAATAATGGTTTTACACTCTTCTTCATTTACAAAGTTGTCAATTATTTTAACAATATCTTGATTCATATCTTTTACCTTTTTTCTATCTAGCAGTTCTATTTGAATGGCTTTTATTAGTGTATCATATTTACCAGACTCAAATTCTTCATCTTTTGTTTTTCTCATGTGTGGACAAAATATTCTTGCCTGAGACATGCATTCTTTATGAAAAGGATGGGTGTCTGATAAAACTCTTGGACCAATTTGAGTAATCATTAGGTCATTGTTTTTCCACCTTATGCATTCTTCATCTATGTCAAACTTTATTCCACAATAAGCGCACAAGGATTCTTTATAAACTTTTTCTTCGTTTTCTATAATAAGATCAATTGCTCGTGTTGTCATTAAGGGCTTTGTTTGCCAAGGAATAGGAATTTTTTTGTGTAAATAAAGGTTTTCATTTAATTTATAAAATTTAGGGTCTGTATTACAATATGGTCTAGGGAAGCCCTTATAGTCCGACAAATCTTTGTTCCAAACCAAGTTATTGTCAAAATGTTTTTTCATTTTAGTCACTCATAAGACTTTTTTTTCCAGTGTTCTTTTTTATACCATCCATATGCAGCATTCATACTTTTCTTTTTATTTATGTGTGCTTGTAAACGTAAATCTTTATTAATTTTACTCTTCCAGTTTTCTCTTTTAAATAGCAAAATTTGTAAAATTGGTGTTCCCGCTGGAATGACTCCTTCAAAATCTTTGCTAAAATAAACTGGACAGTTTCCATCTTGTAGTACGAATTCTCCATCAATTATTCCACTAAGAGTTACAAAGGGTAGATCGTGTCTATTTAACGGGTGTGTTAATAGTGCGCTGTAGCCTTTTGGTATTTTTATAATATTTTTAGTATGCCAAGCAAAAGGTTGTTTGTGACAACCTAGTGGAACTGGAATTTCTGAATTTATTTCTAAAGATCTTGCTTCCAAATGACTGTCACTCTGATCATGCCAAGTTATTGATGGGCCGCCCTCTGTTTGTTTAATTGCAATATCTACAGCAAGAGGTATTGAATACCCAGAAATAAAAGACTCTCCGAAAGTGGCGCAGGCTTTAAAGGTTAGTTGCGCTGGAAGAACTTTTAAAATTTTTTCATTGTCAACAAACTTGCCTTTCTTTTTAAACCAATTTGGAACATTTTTTTTCATTGGTTCTACATTTGGGTAATAGTCTTCTAAAGGGGCATGCTCTAAAATTAAATCTTTCTTTATCTTAAACATAATTTTTTTTCTCCCAAAATTTTGTTTTATATCTATCAAAGTATAAACTATAAATACTTATATTTTGTTTATCTATATTTGTCTTGTTGTTTGCTTTTTTGCCATCTTTAAATTTTATTTTCCAATGATTTCTTTTTATTAAAAAAATTTGAACAATTGGGGTTCCTGCAGGAATTATTCCTTCAAAATTAATATCTTTTAATATAAAAGGAAAATTTACTGGTACTTGAAATTTATCAGTATCTACAAGCCCTTCAAAAGTAGAAAAGTATGGATTACCTCCATGAACGGGTGGTAAAAATAAAGAAGAATATCCAGGTGGAGTTTTTATTGACCAAGGATTTAAAATCTTCGGATAGTCATGCTGATTCATTAACGGATGATGTGGGGCTTGAATGATTGGATGATGTTCTATCTGTGGGCCAAAACTTGTAGAAAATAAAATTCTTCCATTTTGATCTTTTGTTACATAGATATCTGCATATGTTGGAATAATATATCCTGAAGTCAAAGCATCAAAAACAGGAATGCATTTTTTAATTGTTCCGTTTGTGCTATTATTTTTAATTAATTTTTCACCGCCCATATAAGAGTCAGTTTTTTTGTACCATTCTGGTAAAAACCTAGCAGCATTTTTTGGATAATATTCTTCTGGTACGTCCATTACATTTGTAAATGTAATTTGTTTATTTATGTTTCCCCACATAGTAAAACCCCTTACTCTTCTGAAAGAATAATCTCCTGATTTTTCATTTCTTGCATCCAGGCTTCTCTTTGTCTTATCTGCTCATCAATAATGTCCTGATTTGCTGCTGGAATTAAAGAGGGGGCAGGGTTAAAATCTGTTCCGTCCCAAACCATACCAATATCAATAGCCTCTAAACTATCTACAATAATGTCTTTTCCTTCTGTAATGTCTGAAGAAAAATATGTTTTATCTTTAGAAACAGCAACAGAGTTACTGTCTATTGTTATATAATTAATCACTTGTGGATCTAAAAAATTTCCGTCTACATATCTTTTATTTAAGTAAGATGATGGATCTTCTGTAACCTCTATAACATTTTCTGCAATTATACCAGTCATAGATTCACCATAAGCAAAAACTACATTATCTTTTATGTGTACAAATCTTTTCATTATTTTCTCCTTTTAGTAATATTCTACGACTTCATAGCGGCATGGACCAGTTACAACAAGGCTTGTAGCACCTGAAAGGTAAGCACCATAAGCAGCACTTGTAACGTTTGTTGATCCACCTGTTATATTGCTGGCTCCCAATGAAATATAACTAAGAGTGTTTGTTGCGGTTGCATATGAAAAATAGTATGCATTAAGGGTCTGTCCATATCTTCCGCCATATTGGGCATGAGGACCATTAAAATAGTTTTCATAAGTAATATTTGCTGGAAAAGTTGCAGGCCAAGTTGCTTGTCCGTTACCTTGGTTAACGTTCATTGTAGTGTAACTACCCCAATAAGAATATGCGGTATTTCCTGTTGATGCACCGACTGAGCCAGTTGCTGCAACTGTTCCTGCTGCTCCAGTTGAAAAAGAACTTACTTGTGTTTTTGTAGTATCTACTGAAGAAATTGTAATTGTTCCTGCAGAAACTGCTTCACCTCTTTGAACAGATTTGACAGCACTAGCAAGCCCACCACCACCGCTTGAGGAAACAAGATTTGCTACGCCCATTACGAAATCTCCACTCCGCTAATGTGAAATTTAACATCTGTTGTTGATGCAAACCCAGCAATAATTTTTGTTGCATCAAGAACTTGCTTGCAATCTATAAATGTTGTATTATTTGCAGCAACGTTTACTGTTTTAGCAAAATCAAGACCATCCAGTGTTAGTGTAAAGGTTGAAGTGGTGGCTGCTGAATTTGTGACTGCTATGTTAGTAATTACAGCGGTTGTCGCTGCTGGAACGGTATAAAGTGTTGCAGAAGACGTTGCTGCTGCTGTTCTTGCAAGGGCCTTAGTTGTAGTAGCCATTAGTTCCTACCTTTCTAGTATGTTTATATTGTATCACAATATTATTAAAAAGTAATCCACGCTAAAGACTCTTCATTCCAAATATAGGAATTTCCATCTTGTGGATATGGGATAGGAGGTTCCCACTGTGCAGTTTCTTCATTTAATATCCAAGACTGATATATTTGTGGTGCTATAAAGCGATCATTTGTTTCATCCCAAGTATATCCAATACCTGCAAAATTCATTCTAAATCCACTACCTCTTGCATTATAAGAAGTTTTAATCCAGGTACCACCAAGATTGTCTAATAACCATTGGTATCCTTCATCTCCGTTAGGATCATTGTTATCTCCCGCAGTAACACGGATAACAATATTGTTTTCATCTACTTCTGCCCAATGTGACATTTTATACCGCCGACTTTAAATAACGCACAATAACAATTCCCTTACCACCATTTAAACCACCACCAGTTCCTTCATATCCAGAACCTCCAGCACCACCACCAGTATTTTCTGTTCCAGCAACTCCGTTATCTCCAGAAGTATATGGGGCATTGCCACCTGCACCACCTGCACCACCACCGCCAAGACCACCTGTGCCACCACTAAATCCAGTAGCAATACCTCCTCCACCACCACCGCCAGCAAATCTTCCACCTGAACCAAATAGGTCTGAGAATCCTGAATAATAAGACCCAGAACCACCTGCTGCACCTGCTTTATAATTTGTTGTACCTATGTTTTGGCCTTCGTTACCACCTTGTGATGAAGGTCCTCCTCCGCCACCACCTGCACCGCCAGAACCAGACATTGTGGTTCCGCCTTTTTGTCCTTCTGCTGGAGTATAAGACCCAGCATTTCCATTTGCACCAGTTAACCCACCACCAGTACTTGAACCTCCACCACCTGATCCTCCAGTATTTGGGGCAATACCATTACCACCACCAGAACCACCACCAGTTGTAGCAAGGGAATTAAAACTTGAAAGATTGCCGTTTGAGTATGTACTACCACCTGCACCAACAACTACAGAATAGGTATTTGCTGTAAGTGTTGCTGAAGAATTTCTTACTCCGCCACCGCCGCCACCACCAGAAGGGCCACCTGATCCGCCTCCAGCCACAACAAGATACTCACATGCTAGTGGTGCTCCAGTTATAACTAAAGAGCCGTTACCAGTAAAAGATCTATAAAAATATGTTGAATCTGAAGTAAGTGTGCCACCAGTTACAACAGAGACTGGACCTCTGCCTAATAGTCTAGAACCCCCGACGGTAGAACGTATTGGCATTTCTTATCACGCAAACTTTGATTGAGATCCAAGAACAACAAAGGTGGCAGATGCTGTCTTTACAATATTAAAAGCATAAACATCAACGCTGCTAGCATTACCAGAAGACGGCGCTGTTCCACCTGACCATTTTGGAGTTACAGTATTTCCATCAACCTGAATAACGTTTGGATAATACGGTGTAGCACCATTTGTATTCATCCAAACCACAGTTACTGATTCTCCAACAGATAAAACTGAATCAAGGCTAGCAGATGAACTATATCTAAAGTTTAATGTATGATTTGCTGAAGCATTTGATGTGTAGTACCAAACTGTTGAAGTTTCTGTATTAAAGTTAATTGTTCCTGTTGCAGCAGATGCAACTATGTTTGCTGTTTCTGTAGGAGATTTAATTGTTGGATAGTTATCGGTGGAATTATTTACAATTGGAGTAGTTAAAGTTTTGTTTGTAAGAGTATCGGTTGTATCTTTTCCAACAAGAGTGTCTGTAGCATCTGGGAGTGTCAAAGTCTTTGCTGTAGTAAAAGTGGTAGCAATGGTTCCAGTAATAGCAGTAGTTCCGCCAACATCAAACTTTAAAACTTTTGTGTTGTCTGAATTATCTACAATTGTTGTAGTTGAGTCTGAAAGTTTTTTATTTGTAAATATATTAGTGCTGCTTGCTGTTACTTCTACTGTTGCCCATTCAAGTCCCGTGGCTGTTGCAGAATTTGCTGTAAGAACCCTTCCATTTGATCCAACTGTTAATACTGATAGAGTATCATTTGCTGATGCCGAAAGAAGGTCTCCTTTAGCATTAAAACTTGTTGCCTGTATTGCAGACCCACCAGAAATGGAAGTTATTTGACTTTGAAGACTGTTTAGGGTATATGCAATAGATGGATTTACAAGGTTTGCAGCAACAGTTTCTGCTGTATCAAAAGTATAAGATCCATAGTGATATACACGTAGGGCAGCCTGAATATCTGCAGCATCTGAAAGACCTGGTATTTTTGTTGGTACTAAAGTTCCAATTGATTCTGCTGCCATTTTTTCACCTCATCAAAATTATACCATAGTTAGATAACTACTGATATAAATAGATGAACCTTTACCTCTCCCGTTAAATTAGACCATGTTCCACTTACCGATTTAACGGCCTTTATGTTAATAACAAGATTTGTACCAGCACCAGCCAAAGCGGGCACTTCAATAGAAGAAGCAACTGGATTAGCCCCTTCAATACTATGCTGAACACTAAAGTTAGATGCTGTAAGAGGTGTTCCAGATACGGTCACAATGTTTGCAATTGGAATAGTAATTGATCCTGCTCCAGAAGTAAAAGTTGTTGTGTGATTTTTTGAATAAAGGGTTGGGTTAACATTTAAAACTTCTACCCACAGGTTACCACCTGGCTCTGCAATGTATTGATACATGTATCCATAGTCGGCTCCTGGAGATGTGTTAATATACATATCATTAAGAAGGATTGCTTGTGAAAAAATGGTTTGGCTAGAGGTTAATGTATTTGGATCCCCAGTTCCTACAAAAAACTTACTTCCTCTTTGACCTGTTGGGCCAATGTCAATTAAAAGTTCTACAACTTCTGGGGGTGCAAGAACTGTAATATCGTCATTTGATATAACAACATCAGCCATTAAACGGCACCAGCAATATCATCTGTAACTGTTATTGTTCCAGTAAGCAGGGTAAATATTTGAGTGCTACTAGTGATCTGAACGTCATAAACATATGTCCCTGCAGCAAGGTTTCTTCCAACCGATGAACTGATAGTACAAGTTACAATATCTGTTGAATCATTTACTGTTGCGGTAGCAGAAACCTGTGTGCCTGCTGAACCACGCTGATTAGCAATAATAAAGGTGCCAGTATATCCTGTCAAGTCAAAAGATGAGCCATCGTTTGCATTTTTTGGACGGGCTACAAATTGTGCCGTATCACCACGGTAATAGTTAAAATTATAAGTACTTGGAAATGCCATTGAGATCCTCCTGATCCATTATACCACTAAGAAACCGATATATACATACCCTTTAGCATGATGGTGCTTTCATTATCTGCCCTTGCTTGAATTATTCCACCTTCTGATTTTATCTTTGACAAGTCAACATATAAGGTTTGGCTAACAGACATTTCATATGGATACTTATACTTAAGCATTCCTATGTATCCCGTTGGAGATTCAACTCTTGGGATATATGTTCTTATCCAGGCCTCTGTGCTATTTGTGTCGGTAGTCAGAGCAATATCATATCTTATATCTACTCTAGCCCCTACCTTCAATTGCTTAAAATTAATTCTTTGTGTAACTGAACTCCAAAGTGACACTGAGCCTTCTGGAAGAAATTTTAAAACATTATTATCTGCATCATCATCCATTAAAATATCTACCCAACCATCATCACCTCTATCAGGTCCTAGAAATAATGGTTTTTTATTTTTATTTTGATAATATGCCCATCCTGGATATTGACCTGATGGACTCTCATAACCCGCTCCCCCGCCTTTACCAGTATCACCTTTAGGTCCTTGTGGTCCTTGAGGGCCATCTTTACCTGGAATACCTCTTTCGCCCCTTGGACCTTCTGGGCCTTGTGGTCCTGCTGGACCTACATCGCCTCGTTCTCCTTGAATTCCTGGAACAGCAATGTATTCGGTATTATTAGATTCTTCAACTTTGGTTGATTTTATTGCTTCGGTATATCTTGCTTTTGGAGCATCCATATTTTTTGATATGGCCATTTATTATTTCTTTACTTTAAAAACAGTACCATTTACCTTTATAATTGGTGGAAGTTTTACATTGGCATCTTTAATTTTAATTATCATTTAAGATACCCCACCCAAAGTGTTTCTTGTAGTTGCTGGAGAAACATCTCCAAGGACACATATTGTTCCAAGCACTGGAGTCCAGGTCATTGTTGAAGCACCGTCTGGAACTATTGCCTGAAGGTCAAAAGATAGTTCTGCAACTACGGATTTATATTTAGTTCCCCAGTTTTCAGTAATTGATGCGGGAGCACTAACAGTAATAACCGAACCATCTACGGCAACGTCTAATTCATCTAGAACATCTGTAGTGGGATCATAGGCTGTGGCTGCAAAGGCCCATCCAATAGTATCAAACTCTGTAACTTCGTCATTT